CTGTTGCCAGGCATGTGGTGAGAGTGAAGGAAGCCTGCACATCGATCACATAGTGCCGAAAAGGCTTGGAGGAAGCGATTTGGAGGAAAATCTGCAGGTTTTGTGTAAATCATGCAATCTGCGCAAAGGTGGCAGTTTTTTTGAACACCCTTTAACACCCCCGACTCTCCATGAACGTTATATCCCCGAAAACGTGTCAATTAGCCATGATTAAGGAGCAACAGGCCATAAACAGTCATGATCAGGTCGATCTAGTCTCAGATCGGCTCACATCGGTTTTGGCACCGTCATCAGCTGACGTTATTGGTAGCCCGACTCCTAGAATTCACTCACCATTGAATGATTTACCGTCCAGGGGTCCCGAACTCATCGATTTTGCGAAAACTATCTTTCCAAACGGGTTCATGCCCTGGCAGGAATGGGCCGCGATTCACTCCCATAAGGTCAAGCCCGATGGGAGATGGGCCACGCCACTGAACTGCATTGTGGTTGCCAGGCAGTCCGGCAAATCCACCCTGATGCTCAGTCGCATTTTGATGGGGTTATTTCACTGGGATGAATCGTTGCAGGTTGCATCGGCTCACCGATTGGCCACATCGCTGGAGCAATTTCGAGCATTGGTCAATTTGATTGAATCATCCGATGACCTATCCAAACGCGTCAAGCGCATTCGATGGTCTCACGGTTCGGAGGAAATCGAGGTTCAAGGATCAACGGGTGTCAACCGGTTCATCATCAAGGCTGGAGGATCGGCGGCCCGTGGTATTTCCAAACCGGAAACGGTTCACCTGGATGAATTACGAGAGATGCACGAATTAGAATCTTTCGCATCGCTGCGGTACACCCTTTTAGCTGCGAAAAATCCCATGGTCATGACTTATTCGAACGCAGGTGACCAGCATTCGAAAGTGCTAAATTTGCTACGCGAACGGGGAATCGCCGCTGCGTCCGGTGTGGTTGATGACATTGGTTATTTCGAATGGTCAGGTGCATCGGACGCATTGACGGATGAAAATTTTGCAATGGCCAATCCGGCACTGGGCCACACAATCCACATCGATAACATTCGCAGCGTTTTGAAAGACCCACCCGAAGTCGTACAAACCGAGGTTTTATGCAGATGGGTCCAAACAATTTCATCGATTATCAATCAAGCCGCCTGGGATGGATGCGCCGAACCTGAACTCGAACTCGATCCCGAAAAACTCACGTGGTTAGCATTGGATATTTCACCGGATCGCCGCCATTGTGCGTTGGTCGGTGCGCAGAAACTAGGTGATGAACGATTCGTGGTGAAGTTACTCCACACCTGGGAAAATGAACGCCAACTCGATGACCGGGCCATTGCCAATGATGCCGCATTTTACTGCCGCAAATATCCCATCGAACATTTGTTATATTCCAGGAAAACCAGTGGGGCCGTGGCCGCACGATTGCAGCCGGCTGGCATTCCGATTTATGACATGGACGCGGCCTATCCACAATCATGCGATGAATTACTGGGTGCCATAAATTCGGGCAGATTGCGTCACACCAATCAACCTGAATTGACGGCGCAAATGCTCAGTGCGGTGCAACTGCGTCGAGGCGATGGCGGCTGGGTAATTGGAAGGCGTGCGTCACAAACCGCCGTGTGTGCCAGTGTGGCCACTGCATTGTGTACACATTTTGCGACACGCCCAGAGACGGAAACCGACATCATGGTTGGATAGTGGTATTGGCCTGAGAAAATCAAGCCATGGGAATTCGTGACATATTTGCAACGCGTCAGGTTTCAACGGTAGGGCTACCGACGGGACCTGATGTGGCTGCGCAACTAGGACCCGTTACAACGCTGGATTCATTGACGCCATTTTTCGGCGGTGCAAATACTGCAACGCGTGAGGAATTCATGTCGGTTCCAACCGGCGCACGGGCAAGAAACATCATTTGTTCATCGATTGCATCGATTGGCCTTGAAGTCATTGATCGATCAACGGGCCTTGAAATTGAGGATGCAACGCCACGCGTTATTCGTACACCGGACCCACGCGTTCCGGGATCGGCCACCTACGTTTGGACGTGCGAGGATTTGCTCCTATATGGTTACGCATATTGGCAGATCACTGAATTTTTCGCCGATACGCAGCGCATTCGCAGCGTGCAACGTGTTAATCCATCACGCGTCACAATTCAAACAAATTCATTGGCAACTGAAATTGAATATTACATGGTTGACGGATCACCGGTTCCAAATTCTGGGCTTGGTTCGTTGGTCGTATTTAACGGCAATGATGAAGGCGTGTTGAACCGAGCAGGCCGAACAATCCGCACGGGTGCGGAATTAGAACGTGCCGCTGCGATGTACGCACGCGAACCGATTCCGTCAATGGTGTTGAAATCCAACGGCACGGCATTACCTGCGGACCGAATTGCAAAATTGCTTGATTCATGGGCAACTGCACGCCGCAATCGTGGCACCGCATTTTTGAACGCTGATGTGACACTCGAAACCGTGGGATTTGATCCTGAAAAATTACAGTTAGCAGCTGCAAGATCGTACATTGCAACCGAAATTGCACGTGCGTGCGGAATCCCGGCGTATTACGTGGACGCAAACACGGGATCATCGATGACGTACTCAAATGCCACCACACAACGTCAAACGTTGCTTGATTTTTCACTGATTCCGCTGATGACCTCAATTACCGAAAGGTTATCAATGCCGGATTTCATTCCGTCAACCCAGGAAGTCCGGTACGACCTATCCGATTACCTACGGGGCAGCGATCTTGAACGTGCCAACATTTACAAAACCCTGAATTCCATCGTGGATGCTAACGGCAATCCGGCCATCACAGTGGAGGAAATACGAAACGCGGAGGAAATGATCAAATGAAAGTAACAACACCATTCACAATCACGGCAGCCGATTCCGAAGCACGAACAATCACCGGCAAGATTGTTGAATTCGACGTTCCGGCAAATGCATCAACAGGAAAAGTCATGTTCAAATCTGGATCGCTAAATCCAGCCAATGTGAAATTGAATTTGGAACATGATTCAGCCCGTCCAATCGGTAAAACACTCAGCATGGAATTTGCACCCGATGGAAAATCAATCGAAGCAACATTCAAGATTTCAAAAACTACCGCAGGTTCCGACGCAATCCAGGAAGCAATGGACGGATTACGGGACGGATTTTCGGTTGAAGCAAATGCAAATGATTTTGGATACAACGAGGACGGCACAATGGTCGTCAACTCAGCAGATTTGGTCGGTGTCGCATTGACACACAATCCGGCATTTGATTCAGCACGTGTATCAAATGTCGCTGCGACTACCGCACCAGAAAATTCCGGGCCATCCAATGATGACGCGGACGCAACACCCACACCATCAACAGAAGGAGACGCCGTGGAAAACACCGTCACAGAGCCAACTACCGCCGAGACGGTAGAAGCGGCTGAAGTAGTACAGGCATCATCAGCACCAAAGCCAGTCAATTTCATTGCAACACGCAACCCAATCGTTTCACCTGAAACATATTTGATGCACAAAGTCGCGGCAACCCGTGGTTCAGAGGAATCACGTGCATTCATTGCAGCGGCAACAGCATCAACAGATAATCCAGGATTGATCCCGACACGCCAACTGCGTGAAGTGGTCAACGGTCTTGCAAACGATGTGAGAGCATCAATCGATTCGATTTCAACAGGGACCCTGCCTACCGCTGGCCTTGTTTTCCAGATTCCAAAAATTTCAGTATTGCCTGCGGTTGGGCAGATCGATGAACTCGATCCAGTAACCCCAACAGTGATGGAATCTGAATTCATCAACGTTGACGTAAAGTCATTCAAGGGTAGCCAGGTCATGTCCGTTGAATTAGCGGATCGCAGCGATCCACTATTTTTCAGCGAATTGATCTCAAACCTTTCATCACAATATGCACGTGCAACAAACGCATATAACTCAGCACAAATCCTCGCAGGTGCAACAAAGACTGCAACCGGTTATGGCACAGACATCACCGCCGCAGAATTGCTTGCATGGGTTTCAGCTGGTGCAGTTAGCGTTTACGCAAACACATTCAAATTCGCTGATGCAATCGTGGTCAGCCCTGAAATGTGGGGACGCATCATGTCATTCAACGTTGATGGCCGACCAATTTACAATGCGCTGCAACCTCAGAATGCGGCTGGTAATGCACAACCACGTTCACTCCGTGGTTCAGTAAACGGCGTCGATCTATGGGTTGACACTGCACTAACCGGATTAGGTGACGATTCAATGTACGTCATCAATCGTGATGCCTATACATGGTATGAATCTCCACGCCTAGAACTACGTACAAACATCATTTCCGATGGCAGCATTGGAATTCTCATGTACGGCTACGGTGCAACTGCCACAAAAATTGCGGCTGGTGCATACGCGTTCAATAAGGACTAATTCATAAAACACTAAACATCGGCCTGGTCACTCCCGAACAGGCCGAGCAGACGAAAGGACCGGAAATGCCAGACATTGTGACCGCTGATGAATTGCGTCAGGTGCTTGGCGTTTCCGAATCCTTATTTTCTGATGCCTATCTGGATTCAATAATTGAATCTGCCGAAATCACCATTTTGCCAATGCTCACGCAATATCAAAGTGCAGTGGTTTCAACTCGCGTTGTGAATGATGTTTTGTACATTGACACACTGCGTCCAAATTATTTCGTCGAGGGACAGGGGATCGTTCTCGCAGGAATTGGCGGCGGCCTTGATGGGCCGTACACAGTCAGCAATCATTCCGTTCGACCATTTGAAGTCACTGCCGTGGTCGATGAAGCTGATCGCATTCTCACTCCGGTGATTCCAGCGGGAACGGTCACACTCGATGGCGGTTCAGCCGCCGAAATATATGCAACCGTTCCGGC